ATGGTGGGCCCTCGCAGACTTGAACTGCGGACCTGCCGATTATGAGTCGGATGCTCTGACCAACTGAGCTAAGGGCCCTGAATATGGGAAACACGGTAGGAGTTGAACCTACATTATCCGATGTCACCATGAGCGCATTACATGGTTACGTGTTTCATATCAGTGGACATTTTCTTCTAGGAGGTTGAGCGCCCTTCTCTCCTCTTTTTACGTCCTCTCAGTTCGGAAGACTAAAACCTGTACAACGCTTCACAGCGAGGTAGGATTTCTACTAGCAGTTAGGTTAGCTAGCACACCAGATATCGGTTTGGTAGGAACTCTGTGACAAGTCTACCGCACCATCACCTCCGTAGTTGCCTAGGAACTGTTTAAATGCTTGGTCGTATATCCTTCATATTGGGAAGACCTCTTCTCCAATACGTGGACCTACTTTATTGTCTGTAACTTTCATATAACCTCTGTACTCATGTTGTTAATACCGCAATCACATTCTCTTCGTCCATCACAAGGTATTTAACATCATCCTCAGGATCAGTTACTACACTGTGACCGAATGTTCCGAAGTGAACCTGAGCCCCAACTGATAACTCAGAACCTGCGTAGTTCTTCACTACTCGTCCTGTCGGTGGAGCTGTAGGTTTGGTAGGAGAAAGTATCACTCCTGTTTGTTCTGGTATGGGGTCTTGAAGTATGACCACACGTCCTTTTGTTGGTGAGATCATGTCTCGTTCTCCTGTGTTAACTCAAACTATACATATAGTGTATCACGGATGTATCATTCGTCAAGCATTATTTTACTATTATTTATAATTATTTCGTAATTACGAAAGACTGTATATAAAAACAGTAATTATAAAGATATATCTAAATAGTAATAAGAATCATTCTCATTTAGATATAACGGCTACCGCCTATACTCTATATCTATTTAATATTAATCTTTATATATATATACTTTATAATACTCTTCTACTTATATATTCTAATGGTTCCCATTAAAGTACTTTTTATAGATAGACCTCTACTTTCCCCCGCAACAGCAAGAAAACCAAAAACACATTAAGAGGGATTTTTAAGTCCGTAAATGTGTAAAAAGAAAAGAAGCATTAATATTATCACGAAAGAGCAGTACGTCAAGCACTATTTTACTATTATTTATAATTAATTACTAATTGACTATCAGCGCTTCTATGGTAGACTAAGTGCAGTTAAATTAATAACCCAAGGAGATTAAGATTGAAAGTAGTAAAACGAAACGGTAGTACAGAAGAACTAACTAAAGAGAAGATAGAGGAGGTGCTTGAATGGGCATGTGAGGGGTTATCAGACGTAAACCCTGCCACAGTACTGATTCAAGCTAAACTCCACTTCACGGACGGTATGGAGACCTCTGCGATACACGATATGATAATCAAGGCGGCTTCTGACTTAATTTCTGAGACTCAACCTGAGTACCAGTATGTAGCTGGAAGATTACTGATGACTAAGTTACGTAAGATTGCGTTTGGAGAACATGAAGTCCCTGACTTCCGTTCCCACATTAAAGATATGATCTTGCTAGGAAAGTATGATCCGTCTATCTGGTCGGGGGAGTTAGGTTATAGTCGTGAGGAAATCGATGAACTAGGTAAGTATATTGACCATGACCGTGATATGGACTTCACTTTCGCCGCTATGTCCCAATGGAAAGATAAGTACTTAGTACAGAACCGTGTAACAGGAGAAGTGTTTGAGTCTCCACAACAAGCCATTATGTTGATAGGTATGTGCTTGTTCCGTACGTATGGTGCATCTTCCGATAACACCCGTATAGCTTACTGTAAGAAGTTCTATGATGCAGTATCGGAATTTAAGATATCATTACCTACTCCTATAATGGGTGGCGTACGTACACCAACTAAACAATTCAGCTCGTGTGTACTGATTGAGGCAGGAGATTCGTTATCTTCTATCAATGCTACCTCAAGTGCTATTGTTAACTACATCAGCCAGAGAGCAGGGATAGGTATTAACGCAGGACGTATACGTGCTCTTGGTTCCCCTATCCGTGGTGGAGAAGCTTTTCATACAGGAAGCATACCTTTCTATAAGCATTTCCAGACAGCAGTTAAATCGTGTTCTCAAGGAGGTATCCGTGGTGGAGCTGCTACACTATTCTACCCTTGGTGGCATAAAGATGTTGAGAGTTTTATTGTACTGAAGAATAATAAAGGTACAGAAGAGAACCGAGTACGTCACTTAGACTATGGTATCCAGTTTAATAGATTCTTCTACCAGAAAGCGATTAAAGACGAGACTGTTAACCTTTTCTGTCCACAGGAGGCTGTTGGGTTATATGAAGCGTTTGCAGAGGACCAAGACCGTTTCACGGAGCTGTACGAGAAGTATAGTGATGATCTAAGTATTAGTCGTAAGACAGTTAAGGCGAAGCAGTTGTTAATGGATGCTGTACAAGAGCGAGCGGCTACAGGACGGGTGTATATACAGAATATCGATCACTGTAATGTTGCTGGACCCTTCGATTCCTATGTAGCACCTGTACGACAATCAAACTTGTGTCTTGAGATTGCATTACCAACAGCACCTTTATCTGAACACGATAACATGGAAGGTGAGATTGCCCTGTGTACTTTGGCAGCGTTTAATTTCGGTGAGATTGATGACCCTAGTGAGTTCAGGGAGCTATCAGATATTATTGTACGTGCACTAGATGCCTTGTTAGATTACCAAGGATACCCCTCCAAGGTAGCCGCGTTTGCTAAAGAGCGTAGAGCGTTAGGGGTAGGTATAATTAACTACGCGTATTGGTTAGCTAAGAACGGTTTGAAGTACTCCGACGGTAGTGCGAATAACTTAACACACGAATGGTTCGAGGCGATGCAGTATAATTTATTACGTGCATCTAACACCTTAGCCAAAGAGCAAGGTGCATGTAAGAAGTTTAACGAGACTAAGTACGCACAAGGTATGTGTCCTTTAGATTGGTACAATAAAAGTACAGACAAGCTTCACACAGCATTGTACAAGTGTGATTGGGAGTCACTACGTATCAGTATTGAGAAGTACGGTTTACGTAATAGTACACTTACTGCATTGATGCCTGCGGAGACTTCTGCTATCATCAGCAACGCGACTAATGGTATCGAGCCACCACGAGGTTTAGTGGTAACGAAGGGCGGTAAAGGCGCTCCGTTTAAAGTTGTTGTACCTGAAGTACAGAAACTGTTTGACAACTACGAGCTGTTATGGGATATTCCTAATAACAAAGGGTATCTTGAACTGGTAGCTATTATGCAGAAGTTTGTAGATCAAGCTATATCAGCTAACACGAACTATAATCCGTTTAAGTATCAAGGGAACTTAGTCCCAATGAAAGAGATCTTAGATGACATCTTAACTGCGTATAAAAACGGGGTTAAGACCTTGTACTACCACAACACTTTCGATGGATCTGGGGTAGATCAGGTTGAAGAGGAAGATGACGGTTGTGCCTCAGGTAGTTGTAAACTGTAATTCAAACGTCCCCTGTGCTTTGGTGCAGGGGTTATAAGGAGGAGTAATGAGTACCTTTAACAAAAATGTGGTTGATCATTTAAAACAACCAATGTTCTTCGGGGAGGATTTGAACACTGCACGTTATGATGTGAATAAGTATCCACGATTCGATTCGTTCACCGAACAACAATTGAGTTATTTCTGGCGACCAGAAGAAGTAGACTTGAGTACGGATATCAATGACTTCAAGAACAAACTGACTCCAGTAGAGCAGCGAATTTATATCTTGAATTTACAGTATCAGACGCTATTAGACTCGGTACAAGGGAGAAGCCCTAACTTAGCGTTCTTACCGATTGTGTCCTTGCCGGAACTTGAGACATGGATTGAGACGTGGAGTTTTAGTGAGACGATCCATAGTCGATCATACACACATATTATCCGTAATGTGTTTGATAACCCGACAGAGATCTTAAATGACATTATGCTTATCCCAGAGATCACTGAGCGTGGTACGATGGTTACGGATGCTTATGACTCATTGATCGACGTTATCCATGATATTGATGTGGACCTAGAGGATAAGAAGCTCGCCCTGTTCCGTTGTATGGTAAGCGTATACGCACTAGAGGCTATCCGTTTCTACGTATCATTTGCGTGTTCGTTCTCCTTCGTAGAACAAGGGAAGATGGAAGGTAATGGTAAGGTGATGAAGTTGATCGCCCGCGATGAGTTCTTGCATCAAGGAGGGGTACATTATATACTGACTCGGTGGATCAAAGGGTTAGATGACCCACAGATGGCGGAGATAGTTCAGGATAACCGTAGAGTATTCGTTGATATCTTCCGTGAGACGTATGAGCAAGAGTGTAGGTGGGCAGACTTCTTATTTAGTGAAGGTAAGATCCCTGTACTTAATGCTGAAATCCTTAAGCAGTATTTAGGTTACATCACTAATAACCGTATAAAAGAGTTAGGTATTGATGAAGTGGTCGTCGAAGATGCCCCAAGATATAATCCTATCCCTTGGATTGATGCTTACTTAGAGGCATCAAAGACTCAAGTTGCACCACAAGAAGCAGAAATTAGTTCATATATGGGTGGCGCTATTGATGTAAGTGATGTAGACTTGGACTTTGAGTTATAAGGGGAGGGTTATGTTCGAGATATACCACAAAATAACTAAAAAAGGTAGAGTCTTCTGGTGAAACCCGTTACAAGGCTTGGAAGGTTTTCTTTGAAGATGTGAACACTTTCGCAGACAATATAGAAGAGTTCCAAATGGTGATGGGGTGTAGAGGGTATTCCTCAAGAAAAGTTAAAGAACAGAAAGGAGTAAGTATGGAAATTGTAGTATATGGTACAGGTAAAGAGTGCGCATGGTGTGTACGTTGTTGTGAGTACCTAGAGCAATCAGGTAAAGAGTACACGTATAAGAATGTACGTGAAGACGACGATGCCTTAGAAGAACTTAAAACACAAGGTTTTGGTAGTGTCCCTCAGGTCTTTATCGACGGAGAGCATATTGGTGGCTACATGGAATTAAGGAAGGTGTCATTATGAGTACAAGAGAAGAGTTAGAAGCTACGTTAGATAAGTTGATGAGTTTCGATGCCATGATGAAGAGTATGATGGAGACACGAAACTCTATGATTAAACTCGATATGGCAGCAGGGACACCTATTACAGTTAGTCCTACGACAATAGGGATGTTACGTGATGAATTTATCTCGAAACTCCGCGTAGAACTCCCCGACGAAGCGTTTAGTGTGTACGTGGATGCAATGACAAACTACGCACCTAAAATTGTAACAACGTTAGAACATATCGGGGAAATTATACAAGCCCAAACCGAGACAGAAAATAATGTACAGATGTAAACACTTTGTTATCGAAGAGTTAGTCCCACAGGAGCTGTACGATCAAGTGACGGCACTCCCACTACATGTTGATATGATACAACAACTACTGTGGGGGATGTTTGATGAGAAGATCCTTCGTGCTATTGACTGGATTAAAGAAGAGTACAGCCCTAATGATCCAGTTACAATTAATAACTGGAAGTGGGGAGGTAACCGTAATTGGTCTGGGTTGCGTACTACTTGGAGTGGTTATTACAGAGAAGGTAGTCAACATTCAATAGCTAACGCTTTTGATTTAGTGTTTAAAAACATTACGGCAGAGGAAATACGTCTTGACTTGATGTCACGAAAGGATGTACCATTCACTCGAGTAGAAGGTGGTGTATCTTGGCTCCACATAGATAACCGCCCCACAGACCTACCGAAAGGCTTGGTTTACTGTTTTAATCCTTAGGAGGGTAGACAATGTTAGATAAAGAAGGTAATATCCTAGCAGTAGGTATGGTAGTCTACGTATTGACTACAGCAAGTGACTCGGGACGAACACGTAAGCTTATGAGAGGGAAGGTCCATGAGATCGATGGTAACTACTGTACGGTGTACGTAGATGAGCTTAAGAAGGTAAAAGGGAGGTTCACTAAGACAACAGTGATACGTCCAATAGAAAGTTAGGAGGCGATATGGCTATAAGTATATTTAAGAAGAAAAAGGTTGCACTAGGAGAAGGTCATGTAGTACAATATACCTTATTCGAGTGGAAGAGGTTCGGAGGTATTTGGTTCTACAACTGGAAGACTATCGACCAGATGAGGTTCCACACTCACGCTTTTAATGCCGTTGCGATATTATTGAACGGTGAGTATTTAGAAGAAGTGATCGATGCTGACGGAAAAATCACCACTAAGAAAGTGGATCAACGCTTTAAGCTTCGACGTATACCTAGGGCTTACTGTCACCGTATACTCGCCTCTAAGCAGAATACATGGACTGTAGTGTTCTTTGGTCCTTGGGCTAAGACTTGGCGTGAGTACTTCCCTGAGACAGAGGAGTGGGTACGTTATGGGTGGGGCCGTAAGGTGTTACACAAACGAAAAGGAGGTGCGACTGATGCAACCATTAGGGAGAAGACATTTTAAACCACCTAGCCAGTGTAAACATAAGATCAAGTCCAAAGGTAAACACCTTAAAGCGTGGTGGGAAGATCTTGGGGGTGCTAGTAAGACTAGAGATAAGCAGGCATCTAAAAAGGCAATAAAATTTGAGGTGGAGAGGTTATGACAGAAGAAATGTTGCAAAGGTTATTACTGCTAGGTATAGTGCAGGCGGAGATAGAAGGCATGAAAGCGGCTAACCTACCACCTCCACACGACCAGTACGGTGATGAAGACTTTATAGCGAAGGCAGATATTATTAGAAGTATAATGAATTGCCCTGACACTACATTATACAGTTTGGAGGTTTAGATGGAAACTTTAAGGGTTAATGAACTATCACAAAAGCTTTACCAACTTACTCTGTCAGCAGATTATCTGAAGCACTGGACTGTGGAGGATGCGGTACGGGAGCTTTTCCAGAACGCTATTGACTTCTCCGATGACGGTGAGTTAGACTTCGTTATCACAGAGAACCGTGAGTTACAGATTAACACGAAAGATGTGAGTCTGAACCCTAGCGTACTGTTACTAGGTAGTGGTGATAAGTCAGAGGATGACACTAAACTTGGTGGGTTCGGTGAAGGTATGAAGGTTGCGCTATTGATATTGGCGCGGGAAGGTATTGATGTTGTCATGTATAATGGTGATAAGATATGGCGACCTAAGTTCCTTCACAACGAGCACTTCGGTACTAAGATGTTATGTATCGAGGAAGAGGATAACCTTGGAGAAGATGTAGGTATACGCTACACGATAAAAGGCCTACACACCGACGAGATCATGACGATTATTGACCGCACGTTGCCAACACAATCTTATGAAGGGTTTGCTACTCGTTACGGGGAAGTGTTGAAGGACGACAGGTTTAAGAGTAAGATCTTTGTCGGTGGACTTTACGTTTGTAACGTGGCGGGGCTTAACTTCGGTTATAACTTTAACAAGGGTACGTTACCTTTGAATCGTGATCGACAAACTGTACCTGATTGGGAAGTCTCGAGTATGACTAACCGTATGGTAGAAGTAGCGGTTACACCAGAAGAATATGTAAAACTTGTTGCAGCGGAAGCTAAAGACGTGTATCATGCGAGATACCAGAGACAAGAACAGGATGTCTGTGAAGTGGCTCATGAGCAGTTCGTTAAGCAGCATGGTAAGAAGACTATCGCTAACTCAGAGAGCCAAGCTAAGGCGCTAAGAGAGGAAGGGTATATTGATACGTACATTGAGACTAACGATGGTCTGTACAATCTTATCACCTCCTCTAAGAGCTATGAGAAAGGCGAGAAAGTTGAAGTTGAGAGTACCGCCCAAAAGATAGAGCGTTTATTTAATGAGAGTGAATTAGAAACTTACGTTGAGGATGAAGGTAATGGCGCACTACTGGATAGGTATTATGATTTGAAACACTTGGTATTAGATGCGGCAGGTAAAGATGGAGATTGAGGAAGGTATGTCCTGTCGGAGAGATTGTACTGGCACTATGGAAGTGGATCATAGCAATTGCACTTGTGGTACATCTTCTGGTCCGATTGGTCCTTGCGGTAATTGTGAAGGTGGACTAAACCTGACGTGTAACGAATGCAACACAACTTTAGAGGAGTTTATGGAGGAGGAGGAGATGACAGGGCAAGAAGAAAACATAAGACATCTGATACGTACAGCGAAAAAGGGTACATTAATCTTTGCGCGGGAAAATATTAGGAGTATAGTAGAGGAAGAAGGTCGGTTAGGTGAGGTAGCGGTATACGTATTTGGGGGAAGTGATCCTGAGGAGTATAAACGACACTATACAGATATACTGTACCTTCAGGGACTAAGTGAGAAGACTGAGTACCGAAATCCAACTAAAGACCTGATAAGACGTATCATGCGTGACAAAGATCGTAGGACAGGACGTACTACTAAGCAAATAAGAAACCTTAAAAAAGGTACATTATTTATTGCATCTCACGATGTAACTGATATACTAAGAGAACTTGATCGGCCTGACGTAATAACGTATGTCATTAATAGGGACCAGCCGTGTAGACTTCAAGGGTTAGATATCACGGACGTGGTATTCGACCATTACTTAGACGGGAAACCTATTAGATCTGACCTCAGTAAGGTTTTGTATGATATTAGGCGCGAGATTAAAGAGAAGGAGGATACAATGAAAAAAGAGTTTACTTCTGGTCAAATAAAGACTAGAATGTTAACAGCAGAAGATCTCGTGATGAAGGACCCTGAAGCGTATAAACGACAATTCTTGGGAACATGGGACTCTGGTGGTAGTTGTGGCGAAACACAACCGATGAAATTAGAAGTACCGAACGAATTAATTAAAACACAAAAGGAGCAAGACAATATGACTACATTAAACCGCAAGCAGGTAGAAGTAACTTTAATGGACAACGACCCTAGCCTAAAGGCATCAAAGGCTATCGTGTTCTCTACTAAGGTGGTATCCGATGGAACAAAAGAAGACGTAATCCGTGAGGTATTGTTTGACGGAGAGATAGCCGAAGCGTTAGAAAAACACAACGCTATGCGGAAGAGTATCGTAGATTTAGGTATTCTCGAACGTGTAGGTAACGAAGTTATGTTACGTGCAGTAGAACTTAAAGATCTTACGTGGACAGTAGAGTAGTAAGAGAATAGAGGTTAATGGGGGGCTTCGGCCCCCTTTTTTATTGTCTAAAATAAAGGTTGATTTACCTATAGGTTCGTGTAAACTACAGGTAATTAATAAAAGGAGATGTAGTATGAACCAAGATCAAGCAATTGCACTTATCAACGAAGGTAAGAATGTTTTCCTTACCGGAGGAGGTGGACGAGGTAAATCATGGGTAGTTCGTCAGATTACCGACAATCATACTGTGGTTGTTGCCCCGACAGGGATCGCGGCACTTAATATTGGCGGAACAACTTGCCACTCTACTATAGGATTACCTTTCGGATACCCTACGGCGATTGACTGGTCGAAGATTACTTCTAAGACACGCAAGTTGTTCGGTGTTGGTGGTAACGTGAAGAAGCTTATCATTGATGAGATCGGTATATTGAGTGCAGTACAGTTAGATATTATTGACACAAAACTACGTACTATCCGTGGTAATAACTTCCCATTCGGAGGAATCCAAGTTATTGGTGTCGGGGATTTCTTCCAGTTGGAACCTATTATTACCTCCCGTGAAGCTAAGTACTTCTACGAGGATTATGATGTACCTTATGCTTTTGGGGCGAAAGCGTGGGATTTCACTGTAGCTAACCTTGAGGAGTGTAAGCGCCAAGACAACGCACGTCAGGTTAAAATGCTAGATGCTATTCGTGAGGGTACAGAGCACGCAGCTAAAGCGTTATACGCTATCCAGAAGGAAGCGAAAGCCTATGACTATAGTGAAAGTACTTTACATTTATGTGCGTACAAAGAGGATGCTAACTTCATCAACCGTTACTGGTTCGACCAAGTAGAAGGAGAGGCACGTACGTACTTCGCTAAGACCTCAGGAGATAAGCGTGCTAAGTGGAATGATGTACCCGTAATGGAAGCTATCGATCTTAAGGTAGGCTGTAAGGTTGTATGTGCAGCTAACTGTCAAGATGGCACTTATGTTAATGGCAGTCATGGCACAGTGATCGGGTTTGGTCCTAACTTTGTACGTGTACGTCTAGATGATGATACAGAAGTTATCGTCGAAGAGTTCACATGGGAGAAATTTTCATACGGTAAAGGTTTAGGTGGTCTCACTAAGACACCTATTGCGGAGTTCTGCCAAGTACCATTGAAGTTAGGTTATGCAGTAACCGCACACGCTAGTCAGGGTTGTACTTTAGACTCCGCAGCTATCCATACAGGACGTGGTTGCTTTAGTGCAGGACAGCTATACATGATGCTTAGTCGTGTTACTGATTTACGTAACTTGTCCTTCGTAGAGCCTGTACACAGTAAGAACATCATTGTGTCGGAAGAGGTACAGAAGTTTTACGCAAATATTGATCGTATGGAGGCATTGATTGAAGATGAGCGCGAAGACAGAGGTAGTTAATCAACGCGACGAACATTATGATGTTTATATCGGGAGAGGTTCCTTTTGGGGTAACCCTTTTGTCATCGGAAAAGATGGCACGCGTGAAGAGGTGATACAGAAATACCTTGAGTACCTATGGAGTCGGCGGTTGGAGGAGGGGATGATAGATAGGTAACTTGAGTTAGAGGGTAAGACTCTAGGTTGTTTCTGTAAACCTCTTCCTTGCCACGGGGACGTAATAATTAAAGCGGTCAAATGGGCCAGAAGGAGGAAGGATGAACAAAGATGAATTAGATGAGGTACTGTCGAGTGTTAAGGAACAGATAACCTCAGCACCCGAATCACAACGGGCTATCATCTTCGCTGGAGCGTTGACGGATATCTGGGGAGAGGATGTAGGTAAGGCGATGGGAGTATTAGAGCTATCACGCAAGACTATATTTACTAAGGCGAGAGGTTCAAATGTCTACGCAGATAAGCTATACCTTACACGGGAGCTACATGAGTGGTTGTATGAATGCGTGCTAAGTACTGGTATGTCGATACAAGAAGCGTCTAAGGTCGCGGTAAATACGTTTGAAGTGACGTTAGCTTACCTTAAAGAGTCGCGTACAAATATACATGCACGTAACCGTATGAAAGAAGTTGTTAGTGTCTTCGATGATCATATTGTGCAGCGGGGAATGATAAAGAAAGGTCTTGTAACTAAACGTGAACTGCAAAACCATAAAACCCCTACAGGGCAGTTGACTCGGCTAGGCCAAGGTGTCAAGCTCTACAAAACCCTTACCGACTTAGAAGAGCGAGTCAGTGGTAGTGAAAATGAGATTAAAGATACCAAGACCGCGATGAGTATTGTCGAAGAACAAGTGCAAGTGCTTAATCAAATCAACGATACAGATATAGGAATTCCACGGAAGATTGCTATTTGTAAAGAAAATAGGTTGACTCAGAAGAAAACAGCAGATAAGCTAGGTGTGAGTTTAAGTACGGTCAAGAGGAGTTGGAACGATGAATGAAGAAGAGCAAGCATTGTATGACGAAGGGTACAACGCGTACTTTAAAGGTCAGGAGGAGGACGCACACAACTACAAAGGGTTAGATGCAGAACTCTATACTGATGGTTGGCAGGATGCACAGGATGATGAGGATAACAATGAGTGATAGTTATTGGTCAGATATGGTACGGGGTTGTGATAGCTTTGCAGATGTAGCTCGTATAAGAGAGAAGATCACTACTACATTAGGTCCTTCTGAAGATATCCGTAAAGATTTATTGTTGCAATTAGATAATGTACATGCTACGCTACTTGCAAATGATAAGGATAAGCGGAAGGACGTGCTATTACGGGCGGCTTATGATATCCTTAACAACATGAATAAGACTTATTGGGCTGACGCACTCGCAACTACAGCAACGTGGGCTAAAGACGAATGTGATAGGTTTTGTTTACTTGAGGAATTACAGAATATACTGGAGGAAAATTAATGGTTAAGCACTTTTCATTTACAAGACGAAACCACGGGCACTGGGATGTGTATAACTGCGACCACCGCGTGTTCCGTATCCGTGGAGGTGGGCCCGAGTCATGGGATAGTGAAGAGGTACAGGTCGTCGGGGAGAACAGTATGCGTGAGGTCTGCCCTACGTGGGTAGAGTTTAAGACTTTAACCTCAGCTACGGCATGGATCACAGATCAACTGATGCACGAACGTAAAGTGTGGCCGAAGGAAGGAGAATCTGATGAGTAAAGATACTTACAAAAACAACATATCGTGGTTCCTTGATGAGTTGGCATCTTTAGATGATGATCAGATTGAAGGAGGTCAGATTGAAATAGAGGTTGCAGATGAGGAAGGTAACGAGAGTTTTACTTCCCTCTCCGTGAGAACTATAGCGGGGTCTGCCTCAGAAGAGATAACACGTCTACGTAAAGCAATAAACACTTTACTTGAGGAGTCTGTACATTGTACGAACTTTGAAGAACTTTATTCTGTGGTAGAAGATCTAGGGGTAGATGCTAATGAGTAGATTCAAGGAAGGTGACTTGATCGTTTGCACCTCGCGGGTAAAGGGGGTAACTGCACTTAATATCGGTGACGAGTACATAGTGCATTACTACCAATCACCTAATGTAGTCAAGTTGAAGGGTGTCTCGGGTGTATGGTCAGAATCACAATTTGAGCTTGTACGTGATCCTCCGACTGAGCACAGACATGCAGCGCTTATTAAAGCATG